TACAGCAACGGCACCCGCTGCCGCTGTTCCTGCAGCAAGCAATGTTGCGGCTGCATTTTTACTAAATTTAGTTAGTTTTTGTGTGGTGGTTTCAGTTTGTTGATCTAGTTTTTTCAGCTCATCGCCGGTTGCTTTAACGGCGCGCACGCCACCTCTGCTATCACCCTCAATGATAATGCCCGTTTTGAAATTTTTATTCATGATTGAGATTGCTTTAGCTGATCGTAAACAGTTTTAATTGCTACTGATTCCATATATTGCAAATCAATAAACACATCGTTTTCTTCTTCTGGTTGAATGTCGAAACGTTTTAAGACGCGATCTAAACTTGAGTATTCAAGCCCTGAAATCACACCGTTTCTATAACGCCATTGTGTTTGCATGCCCGCAAACACGTTATAAGCATCAAGATTAACTAACCATACATCGGGGGTATTGCTTGCTATCTGGCCTGCCATCTCACCAGAGATACCCCAAACATCCATGATTGAATCACTGTCATCCTTGCGGAACATCCATGTCGCAAGGTCTTCTAGTTTTTTAGGCGGGCAACGTTTAACTCTTTGCGCCAATACTGAACAATTGCCGAAGTGATACCGTAATAGTTAGCCAGCAACGCTTTGATATTGTCATCATTAAACTCGCCATCAACATTGTGCCAACCAGCAACTATGCCTTTGAAAACATCAAAGTCACTTGCGTCTTTATACTTATCAACAAACTCATTGGCTTCATCTGTTGATAGCCATTTCAAATCCAGCTCGATAAGACTGTTTGACTTTGCGCCCGGCGGATGAAATGGCACCTCACCCAAAAAGGTAGGTGCGCGATTGATAGATAGTGTGCTTCCAGTCATAATCTAAACCGCTGGAATGATTGTTGGTGGTTTAGGTTTAACTGCGATAGTCACATCGCTTGTGAATGGCGCGTTTATATCGTCAGCTGCAGGAAATTGAGGTGCATTTACATAGCCAGAGAATAGCATTTCTAAACCTGATTTTAGACGCACAATTACTGCTAATTGACTGTTTGTTTCATCCGCCTTTCTTACTACATCAGCGCTTGCGTCATCAGGATTCCAAGTGCTTGGAATTGTTACACGTAATGGATTTTTATTTGTTGGATATTCGGTCACAGTATCATCAGATAAATACTGCAATTGTCCGTAATTCTGGTCACCGCCAGATGATGTGAAACCTGTTGTTGTTGTGAGTTCGGTTGTGATATCAACTGGCAACATTGAGCCAGTTGTAAACGTGTCAAAGTCTGTTGTGTCAACGTTTACTAGTTCAAATGTTTTTGCCGCCGTGTCAGTATTGATGATCTTTACAACGCGCTCATCAAGCTGCGTCATGCCTTGGTCTGCATTTACAATAAAGTAATCACCATCTGCTGGGTCTGTTCCATCATAGGTAGCCACTGCTGGCTTTGCTTTTGTTACTGCAGTAATTGTTAATGGTGTGCCAGCAGATGTTTGAATAAACACCCTGCTACCGGCTGGATAATGAGTTGTTCGAGCCATTAGTAAGTCTCCTCTTAATCAGGACTATATAAATAAACCCATTAACTAACGCTAATGGGTAAAAATTAGAAATTCTCGTGAAAGGTGTCACAAGTAAACTGAATCTGTGCAACGCCCTTTATTTGTTCTGCGCGTTCCGTTTCAATATTGGTTGATTGATAGATAACATTTGCCACTAAGCCGCCTAACGTTGTATCGCCGCTAACCGCCTGCTCAACAAGCTCTGCAAAATCATCTAAGTCATCATCAACAGTGTCACCAACTTGGTAGATAGATACGGTTACAGGGATAACTCTATTAAAACTGCCGCCGCCGCCAACATAATTTGTTACTTCATCAGCCTGATCATCATCAATCTGAATAGTTAGCGCTGGTATCTCTCCTGTTTCAATTGGATCAACTCTGTTTGTGAAAACGTTTTGACCAATGCCGGTTAGCCCTGTAAGTAAATCTTTAAAGGCATAGCGAATCTGTTTACGAATATGGCTCATACCTTAACCAGCCTTACAATTGACTTCCCGTGTCCGTCAGACTCGATAGGTGTTCTAGTTTTAAATGTCGCGCCATCAACAGTCACGTTGGCATTGCTAGATAAACTCTCTGCAAGTGTCGTAGTCATCTCTAAGTAAGGCTCGGATGACTCCATACCCGCACCTAAACCTAACTCGTTATAACCATCACTAAATACAGCATCAACAGGAACGCCGTTTATCTGAATATCTTGATAAGTCAGCATTTTTAGCGCTGTTTCAGTGAGGCTTTTAAATATACTCACTAGCTACCTTCCGTCCACACCACTGTAGAGTTATTCTGTAAAACCAGCGTGTCATATTTTGCTAATCGAGGTGAAAACGTCCAACCTTCTGGCACATTAAAAAATGGAATAATATCTGCACCGCCTTTAGTGAATTTCACATTACCCGCTGTTAGCACTTGAACTATTTTTTTATTACCAAGCGGCACAGAGGTTGTTGATGTTGCTGCGCCATCAGGAACAAGCACTTGCACATCACCGTTCGCTGTTTCAGCTAAACCGTTATCTGACATAGGTTTCTCCGCAAATAAAAAGCCCGCTAAAAGCAGGCTTTTTTTCAGTTAATAATTAAACGCTATTAAGCAACAGTGCCGGGAACGCCTGTTAAACGTGCAGCAATTGTTTCATCAGTTGTTGTGCCTTTTGATTCAACAGCAACCATCGCTAACGTCACATCGCCTGTTGCCGGTGTAATCTGATCATCATCAAATTTACCTTCTGACACATCAAGTGAAATATATTCACCAGCAGCAATTACTGCAGCATCAACTTTAGGCACTGCGAATACACCATTTGCAATTTGCACGGCACCACTTGTGCCATCTGCAATGTCACCTAATGCGATACCGATTAACCCACTGATTGAGACGGGTTGACCTGAAACAACATCAGAACCAGTGCCGTTAGCCCAATCAATAACGTTTCCATCTTGAATGAAATTTTTAGCCATTGTATTAACCTTTTAATATTTGAAATAAAAAAGGCCGCTTTCGCGACCTTATTGTTTATAAGTTAGGGATTAAGATCCTGGGTTCTTAAATGCGCCTTCATGACCTACCGCACCAACTGCATAGTCAAGGCGCACTTTGTAAGTCGCGCCATCTTGAGTGAAGTTATCTTTAAGCTCTAGGTAAGGTTCATCATTACCATCTAGGAAGCCAACCTCTAATACAGGTGCATCCATCGGATCTGCGAATAAGTACCACTCATTACCATCAATTCGAGGGCTGCCAATAATGTCACTGAATAAGCCGCGATTAGTGTTCGGTGCTTCTTGGTTTTGATTTGCAGCATCATCGTATTTCATTTCGTTGATTTTACGTGCATCTTCTGCAGCCGCATCACCACCAACGAAAATAGTAGGGATAATATCTAAGAAATCATTACCGCTAATGTCTTTCTGTTTCTTCATAGCTACTTTTGCAGCCGTTAAAGCAGAAGATGTGACCGCTGAACCAGATGACGCTAAGTTTTTATGTGTTGCATGGAAAAGCTTAACACCATCGCCAATTGCTGCATTAGCTGCCAAATAAGCATAAACTGCTGATTCAACAGTTCGACCAGCCGCGTATGCCATGGACTGAGTTAAATCTGTCAATGCAGCCATATCGTCATTGATAATCATTTCGCGAGAAATACTAATTAAGTTACCTTTTGTCGCTAATTGAATGCTGTTTTTCATCGCATCAGTTAGTGACTTATGCTTGAACTCGTTGTTTTCTGATTTTTCATCAAGATTACCAAAAGAGCCTACACGATAACGACCGTGTGGACGGAAATCCGCTAGATTGCCACGCTTACAGAAACGCGACCATGTAAATTCACGGCGGCGATACGCTGTTAATAATGTCTTATGCATTACATTTTCAAGTAGCACTGGAAAGTCGCTTGTTGAGTGCGTTAAAGCTGCGCCAACAACTTCACGCTTATCCATGCCACGATGATTTACATTAGCAAGAACTAGAGATTCCCGCGCTAAATCCATCATTGTCATACCGCGGAACTCGTTGCCTGATTCATGCTTTTCAATGCCTGCGCGCATCAATACAGCAGATGAAGCCGCTTTTACAAATTTTTCACCAGAGGTTTCACCCATTTCAATGCGTGTATCACCTGCTAATGGCTCAGAAAGCGAACCTAAGTGCGCTAATATTTGCTGATTAGCTTGGTTAGCTGATACGTTTGTGTCATCCATTAATTTATCAAGTAACGCGGTTACGCCTTCACGATCTTTAAATGGTTCGCCAGCCGCACGAATGTCTGCGCGTCGTTTTGTTTCTTTGGCTAAAACATCCGCTGCATTAACAGCTTCCGTTTTAACTGGTTGTGATTCAGCGACTGGAATGTCTGTGGTCGCTGTATTTTCTTGCTTTTTAGGCATGGTTTTACCCTCTTTTTTGAGATTAAGTTGATTAGCAGCGACCCACGCCGCTGGGAGTTTATACCGATCTGGTTTAACGCCAGATGCAGCAATTTGAACAGCTTCGGTTACGCTGGTAGCAAAACCTTCTGATAAGGCTTCCTCTGCTGTGTAATAGTGATCTACGCCGTCTTTCAACAGCTCTTCAATTTCTTCAACTGATTTACCGGAACTTAAGTAGGCCGCTGTCATCGCTTCTGCATACTTGTCTAGTTTGTCGGCTGCCTCTCTATGCTTAGATGCGTTCAATGAATCCCAGTGAAAATCTAAAGGCGCATGAATCATTAGGAGTGAGTTATTAGCCATTTCACGATTATCACCAGCCATGAAAATGAATGATGCTGCTGAAATGGCAACACCATCATTAATGGTGGTTATCGTTGCTGGATGCGTTCTTAGTGCGTTAAAAATAGCCATAGCATCGCTAACAGAGCCGCCATAACTGTTGATGTGAACAGTGAGTTCATCCGCTTTAATTGAGTTTATTTTTTCAACCAGCGTTTTAGCGTCATTACTTTCTTCTGCCCAGTAATCTTCACCAATATCGCCATAGATATAGATTGTCTTGTCGTCACCTAATGCTTTAATTTCATAACGTGATTTTTTTGGCATTGTTTTCTCCAATAAAAAAGCCGCTGATAAGCGGCTTATTCTGTTTCTTGGTTTTGGTCGGGAAATATCAGCTCAGGCACTGATTTGTCGTATTTCGGATCAGTAGATAAAACGATTTTTCGATTATCTGCTTCCTCTCTCCATGCCTGTACTTCATCCATAACTTGATCAGGATTCCCACCGCGCTCTCTAATAGACTGCTGTGTTGATCTACGACCTGCACGCTCACCTCTATCAAGCGCTTTCTCTTCTTTGTCTGGATCTATCCAAACCATTGCAGGACCACGGCACTCACAGTCATAAAGTGTGTTTAAATCCAATTCAGCAGGTATTTTTAATTGACCTGACAATATTGCTAAATCAATCATTCGATTATTAACGGGTACTGTATGTTTGTTTGCGAAGAAACGAGTTAAACCCTGATAGCTAATGTATCCCTCTACCAGCTCTTGACGCTGCGCCGAATATGTTCCGTCATACTTTTTACTAACAGCACTAAATGTAGCTCTAGCCGCTGAAACAGCGCTTCGAGTCATTGTGTCTCTAAAGCCCTCTAAAAGTGAGGATGGTCTATTACTATCAATTGTACCCACATCTTCGCCCGGCATAAGATTATCGAATATAACGCCGGGCTTAACCTTAAATGCACGATCACCTCCATTAGAACCATCAGATGGTGCTACATAATCATCATGTGTGCCTTTACGAATATAAGCACACATAGCCGCCGCAATCCTTGCTGCAACACGTTCTGACTCTTCGTAATCTTTGATATCTTCTAGGCGTGTCATTATCGGCGCAAATATAGATACGCCACGCGCTTGCTTAAACCGCTTTACGATTTTAACGTGAACTATCTTGTCTGCAGGTACACGCTTAGTCGTATTTGCGTAGACTGAAAAGAAGTCATCGCCGGGATGCTCTTTTAAAACATGGTATGCAAGAGGTCGCCCCCACGCGTTACGCTCTACACCTTGTGTTATTTTGTTTTCACCTTGCTTGCCGTCTTTATCCATCGGAACAAGATCAGCTTCTATCAACTCTACTGAGTATGGCACTCGTGTTTGATGATCTAAGTCTGCGCGCTTACCCTCAACGTGCTGCAGAAAGTATTCGCCATCCCTACATAAAGCCCTAAACGCTAATCGCTCGACTTCAACGCCGTCCAATTCGCCTGTTACTTCTGGTTTACGCATCCAATCTTTGCGTAATTCAGCGATTTGCTTAGCAAATTCTTTATTAATTTTCCCGTCTTTGTTTTTAGGAATTGGCTCTAAGCTAATTCCGTTAGGGCCGATCACGTTATCAACTAGAGTTGAAATAATGCTTTCTGCTAAATCATAGTTCTGCTCAAGTTGACGAGCATAACCACGTATACGACTACCGGCACGCTGAGTTAAAGCATCACCACTTCTATTATCGGGTGCGTTTTTACGAAGTCTAGATGGTTGCGCTGATTCATACGCAGCTAATACCCTTCTGGCGCCTTCACGCTTTACGGCTGCTCTTGGTGAAAAGTAAGCAATCGCCTTATCAAGAAAATTCATTATCGAAAATCCGCTACGCTATACAAGCTTGAGCCGCCAACGCTTCTTGATTTTTCTGCATTAACTTTTTGCTCCCACTCCTTGCGCCCAGCGCGTATTTCAGAAAGGCTTTCACGAGTCAGAGTCTGACCATTTAATGTCGCACTCTTTCCTTCTAGCACCTTTTTCTCCGCGTCTACATACAACGCAAGCATATCGGTCGCTATACTCATATCCAATCATCACCTTTATTTACCCATTCAGTCTCAACGGTTTTTTGTTGAGGTTTTGGAGTTTCTTGTTTTGGTTTTTCAAGTTTTAAACCCATGTGTTGCTGCAGTATGCGAACACCCGCAAATGACATTGAGCTGCAATCCCAAGGCTCGTTACGCCTACCTTTTGCATCCCACACATAACGTTTTTGGCCTTGCACCCATTTAGGAACACGTTCCTCTGCGGTTAATTGCTTGAAGTATTCACCGTCAAACTTTTCACTAACAGGGAAATGCCAATAACCCATGCCCGGCGACATTATTTGAAGTCGCTGAAACATAAGGTCTTTTGCTGTGTCTGTACCGATAATCGTTAAGTAAACGCCGTTTGAGTTGCGCTTTCTTGGAAAGCTCACAACTGGCTTGCCGTAAACACTAGAACCTTTTGTTGGGATCAAAAAGCGAACACCCATGCGTTTACTAAACTTGTTTACTTCGTCAGAGTAATGACCGCCGTGGTCTTGGCAAGCAATGCGCAAATCCATTATTTCGCCGTTTTCTTTTTTGTATTTCTGCCTAAGCTGCTCTGCTAGCCTATCCCATATTTCGACCCTAGATGGATCGCCATAGAGCCTTATGTAGTCGATACTCCAACGTTCCTCGCCTTCACCCCAAGCATCAATCTGTATCTCGAAACGGTCATCTTGAGTATCAATACCAGCCGTTAGAACAACGGCCTCATTGGGTATGGCCTTGTAATGCTCACGGCGTTCAAATAGTTGCGATTCAGCAATCTTTTCGTTTTCGTCTTCTTCCCATGTCTCACCAAGAGTTGTATTAACGAATGTCTTTAACCGGCCTCTATCGTTTTTTGCAGATAGGAACTCACGCACAATCTGTCCCCATGAGGTCATAGGGCTGTAAGCCGTCCAAATATAAAAAGCTACTGAAAGCGGCGTTGGGATAATCTCGTTACTGCTATTCCTAAAAATGCCGTTTTCATCTACCCATTCACCATTGCGGGTTTTGTATCGGCCTTTTGCATAAACATCAAGATACTGGTCTTGCGTCATTAACGCACCGCATTCACCACAAAGATGAGCTGCAGTGTTTGGATCATCATCAACCCACTTCATGCCGTAAGTGGAGTCTTTAGCTCCCCACTTAATCTCTATTTCTTCACCGCAATGGATGCAAGGCACAAAGAAGTAAAAACTCTTTTCAGCCTGTTGCGCCCTCATTTCAATCAATGAGTCGTTTTTAATTTTAGGTGTTGATCCTAAAATGACCTTTGGAAAGGTTGAGCCTTCAACACGCTTAGAGGCCAGTGTTACCGGATCGCCCTCTTTCTCAATGTCTTTATCGAAACCATCAAGCTCATCAAGATAAACAGTATCTACTGAAATACGCCTGTAGTTTTTAGCAGCCTTACCGCCACGCATAAACAAGGAAGCACCTAGGAAGGTTTTCTGCCTTAATGTATTGCCTTTTGCTTTCTTATTGTATGAAGGGAAAATATCCTGCAATACAGGTATATCCCTAATCATGGGCTCAATCTCAGTTTTTACAAACTCGTCAGCATCATCATCAACAGGTTGCCAAACAGCCTGATTGCGTTTTTTATGCTCGGCAAAATACCCCATTGCCGCCAAGATAATTTTAGTGAAACCAACACGCGCCGACTTCATAAAAACAACTTCGCGTATATCGTCATTGGATATACTATCCATCACAGCACGTTGAAACGGTAGCGTCTCCCACTTACCCTCAACGTATGATGATTCCGATGACAAATAAAAGTTCGTTTCAGCCCATTCAGACAACCTCATTGGGGCAGGCTTTTCTAGTGCTTTTAGCCCAAGCGATATTTGCTTTTTAATTATTGTCGAGCTGGTTGTTATATTCATCTACATCAACAGTTACTTTCGCCGCCGCATTTTGAGCAGTAACAATCTCTCGCTTAATTAAATCAACCTGTGTTGATGTAAGCGTTGGGATTCTTCGTTTAACTTTTAGCGGTATTGAATCAAGAACAGATGAAACCTGCGCACTTACCTTATTTAATGTCCAGCCAATTAACGCAACTGGTGCCAGTTCGCCGCGTAACTGCTCTTCCTTTAATTCCTTTAATCGCGTATCAACTCGCAGATTTAGTGCGCGCTCACGGTTAATATCAATATCTTCTTCTGTGTCGCCTGAGTTATCAGCTCTTTTAGCCATCGCCCGAAGGTAAGATATATATGACTTTGTGCAGGCTTCTAAATCGTACCCACCATTCCCTTTAGCGCTAGGAATAATGCCATTCTTGATTAATCGCTGTACCTGCCTAACGGATAGATCAATATGCTCTGCAACTTCTACTTGCGTTGCCATACAAACCCTTTTTTATGACACGACACGCTATTTGAAAAAATTGTCATAAATAGTGAATCACTGAGGTGCTCATTACCCGTGTACACAAACCGCCAGAAAGTACCTTTTTTATTTAGCAGTAGCGATTGCATAACGCATAGCCTTCCTGAATGATGATGCGTAATACCTGCCGACCTCTTTAGTTGCTACACCATAGAAGTCAAATCGCTTCTTGTACTTGGGCTGCTTAACGAAGATTAATACTGGCTTCCACTTGTTGCGTTGTACCGACCAGATACCCCGCGTACCACCAACTTCACCAACAATAAACTTTAGCGTGCGTTGTGCCTGTGGTGTGTTGGCTTTGTAACCTTGCTCACCAAACCCACCAATGTTTGAAAGTATCTTATTCATCGTGCCGCGTGGAATATTTCCGTAACGGTCTAGCCTTAACGCCCTACTTGGAACAATAAACTCATCCTTACGAAGAATACCTTTACGTCTTAAAGACTTCTCACTTGCTTTAGCTGGTCTTGCGCCACCATCAATGTGATGACGTATTGCATCATCCACTTGGTCTTTAAATGGGTTCTTGCCAAACCCGTTCTTAAAACCCAGTTGAGCAGTTTGTTTACTGTTGGCTTTAATATCTTTCTTAGATACTCGGCGTATACGTAGTGACTTAAGTATGAATGGCGTTGGTCTATCAAATACGCTTTTCATTTTGCGTTGCACTGCCTGCTTACCGTGCTTAGCTACTTCATTAAGAGTTAGCGATAATGCAAAAGGTATTTGCTTTTGATGCATCTTATCTACATCAGCAATTAACTTCTTTAACTCGGATTTAATACCAATCACAGCTAACCACTCTCAGTTAAGGATAAATTCCTCTAAGATCTTTCACTCTTCTTAACTTCAAGCTTGTAGTGCTTATGCTTGTAGTACCAATTAACTAGAAAGGTGCCCAGAAGCGTTGCAGCGCCAACAGCTTGCATCCAGTCAACTTGTGCTAAAAAACCAAACAAAGCTGCACTACCTCCTGTTGTGTAAGCTGTTGCTGAGGCTTTAGCTGCTGTTGCGGCTACTGTCTCTGCTACCTGATTAATTTCTGCCATTTTTCCTTTCACGCAATAAAAAACCCCACTGCACATTTCTGTGAGTGAGGCCGTGTTATTTGTGTGTCGGC